CCCACACGAAGATGATTTCGTTGGGCTTGGAATCTCGCACCAGCTTCTGGAGGATCTTTAGGGAACCTTTAATGCCGCCGCAGGGCGCGCCGCCCATCGTAAGACTTGGATCCATAATGTACGCACGCAAATAAAGGTTTAGGGAATCTATAATTAGTACTCGTTTCTTGTCAGACATAACTTACTCTCTTATTGGGGGTCCGCGTAGAATTGCTCTGCTGAGCCTTCTCGCCGATCAAACTTCTGAACAACCTCTTCGTCCATCAGCTTAATGATATTGTTTTTAAACTCTTCATCACTTTGGATGATATCGGTCCACTTGGAAGGTTGGAATTTCTTTTCATATCCGTCCGGCATCTTAAGCGTATACCATGCACCCGCAGAGGTTAGACACTCTGAACTCTTTACGGCATCAAACCAACTTTCTTCGTCGCGGATGCCGATGTCTTCTGTGCCCCAAAGGATACGGAAGGCACAGTTTCTGCCTTGTGTACCGAATCTTGACTTCTCTAGCTTTACTTTAACCTCTGAACCAATTCGGAAACCCTTTTCGTCTTCAATGAATGCAGACTTTGCTTTGCGGCCAGTCAGCCAAATACGCAGCGAATATGAATAATGCATTGCTTTGCCGCCTGGCGTCATGTAGGGTGTTGTCATTGCCACAATGCGTGCGTTTGGGCCGCTCGGGATGTTAGTCTTAAGTTGGTTCAACACCAAGAATGTGGCCTGTTTATCTGCGATAGGTATAATCAGCTTTGACATTCCCTTGGCCAAGATGCGTGCCTTCACTGCCATCGATGACTGGGGATTGAAGTCTCCCTCAACATCAGAGATAGATGGTGTCAGCGCTAGTGAGTCCCATATAAACAATATTTGCTCATCGGTTGCTCCTAATAGTTCTTCCACTGTCTCCAACACAAACTCCACAGAGGACGCCTGAACATACATTAGTCGCTCTAGGTCGCACCCTGCGCGCACCAAGAAACTTGGGTCGATGGCAGACTCCGAATCGAAGTAAACGACCATCTTGCCTGTCCTCTGGGCGTTTGCAGCTACTTGCGCTGCCATATAAGACTTACCTGTACTTTCAAGGCCGGCAAGTTCTGTTATCTTGCCAACTGGAATACCGGCGACCTGCCCCTTGCAGATAATGGAATCAAGCCATCGGGATCCTGTGGAAATCCACTCTTTCACTTCGGTTGGGTTTTCACCCGTAAGATCATGGGCGACATTTCTGCCGGCCTTTTTGTTAACAAGGCCCATTAAGTCTTGTAACGATACTCTTCCTGCTTTCACTTCTTTTGTTTTTCTAGCCATTCTTTCCTCCTATCATTAGAATTTCTCTAGCCTTTTTGGCGCTATGTGTTCCATCGGCATTTTTCTTTCTACGACCTGCCGTGTACGTAACATCAAAATAGATGATTTTATTATTGCCCTGTCGAGACTCAAAGAAGTTATCTCCAATGTCTCTATTAGACATCATAGCGTATGCTCCTATACTTGTCAAGTCGTTTAAAAACTTAATTACTGACTCTTGTAAATCGTCATCAAAATCAACACCATACTGCGTGAACGATCCTCGATACGGAGGATCCAGAAACACATATGAGTTAGGCGTTGCAGCGCTTAAGGTCTCGCGAAAATCTCCAGTCATGAGAGTACAGCGCTGGAGAGCCTTCTTCCACTCTAAGACATTGTCTTTGTCGTATACCTTGTCTTTCTGATTTAGCAGACCAGACGGCGTGCCAAAGCGACCGTCAGTGTTTTTGTTAATCTGCCAGATTCCATTAAACCCCGTCTTCATGAGGAAATAGAGAGTTGCGGCCTCTTCGGTCCTTGACCACTTTTTGTAATCAAAAGCATGTTCTCTCCTCAAGTTATAGTAAAAGACCTTGCGTGCTTCTTTATCCAGAGGCAGATACTCCGTAGAGAGAATGTCCAATCGCGTCATAAAATCTTTACAATCATCCTTAATGGCCGCATAAATGGCCATGATGGACTCGTTGGAGTCGTTGAGAACAAACGTCGCACTGGGGTTCTGGTCATATGCCCATATAAACATTGCGCCGGCGCCCAAGAATGGTTCCATGTAGTGATCGAATGAGTCTGGGAGGATTTCTTTTTGTTTATACTTCTTCAAGAGGCGAGTCTTCCCTCCGGCCCACATAAATAACGGCTTCATACAATCTCCATAATTTGCTTAGCGACGGCTCCGATATTGCGGAAGCCGGGATCCATTATAGCATGGTTCTCTCCTTCAAGCAACAAAGACAGTTCATCTTTATATTTTTGACCTTGAAAGGTTTTTCCGGAAAAGACCATAAAGAAGGGCTCTTCCACGGTATTATATTTTTCGCGTACGATGCGTTTTAAGGCGGGCGAAAGAAACTTATAAGCGCGCTCGTGCGCGTTGCCACCATTGTTACCTGTCTTTTTTTCCACATACAGGCGCTCTTCGGTGAGGGTGTTAATAATAAGTGTGTCGAGCACAATGCCACGGCCAGCACTGTATACTTGCAGTTTGGGGGGCTTGTGGATAACCGTATAGTGGGAAGGTAGTGCAGCCGCTATAAGGGTTGCAAAATCTTCTTCCCCCGCATCTCCGACGATGCGTGCCCCCATTTGCCAATTGTCTCTTTGTGATAGTGCTGTCGCACCCATCTTGCCTCCTCATTAAAATAGCGGCAGACTTTTAACCGGTCTGCCAGCGGCTGTTTTTACTACTCTGTTGTAGTTGTGGTGGTGTCAGTTGTTCCACCGTCGGTGGTAGTTTCGGTGGTTGTTCCACCATCCGTACCAGTTGTTGTGCCACTCGTTGTGGCAGAGACTTCTACGGTCTCACTAGCGGTTGTTTCAGTTGTTTCAGTGTTGGTGTTTGTCGACACCGCTCCCGGATCAACCGAACATGTCCCGTATGCTGTTGCGACCAGAAGGACGCCTCCGGCCACGCTTACTTGGACCTTCCATTTGGCCCATAGGGACTTTAGTGATTCTAACATTATTTTCTCCTTTATGTTAAAAAATAGGGCAGAGTATTTGCGGCACCCGCTCTGCCAGCGGTGTTTCTCAAACTATATGGTTCACTTTCCGTTCATCAGTTCGTTAAAGGCTTTATCTACATCACTCGTTGGCTTGCTATACGAAGTAGTCTCACTAGAGCGGGATTCCGCGGACTTATTGCCGCACAATTGCTCATCAAGAATACTATCAATCTGCTCTGAGGTGTGACGCTCAAAGAGAGAAGCAAAGTCTGGCATGCGATCGAGGAGGGCAGGGATCGCTTCTGTATCTGCCAGAAGAGGGGAAGTATTACGCCTCATCTTCATATTAGTTTGAGGATATGCGCCCGGGGTGGTGGGCTTGGTATATGTTAGCGTGATATCCGTGCCTTCGTTGGCATCCGTGACATCACCGTATTCTGGATCAAGAATGTAACCAAGAAGAAGTTCATACGCCTTCTTTCCATATCCATACACCTTGATTCCTTCATCTTCTCGGCCGCGGAGGACCACTGGTGAGAAGTAACGAGCACGTACGAACAGAGACTTAGCGAGCTTCTTGCTCTCTTCATCGTTGTTGTCCACACCTTCTCGCCATACAGAGGAGGCAAATTCACAAATTGGGCATGACTCTCCGTAGTTACGCTTAGGGCAAAGAATACCGCCCCGATGTTCTCCAACATTGTAGTGGAAATACATCTCCTTTAGGGGATCACCATCTGATGTCGGTACAATCCGAATATCTTGGTCACCTTCGTCGGGCTTAAACCAGACTGAGTCCCTGTTATCGCCACCTTCACCGCGTAGTGAAGCCAACTTCTTTCTCATTAGTTCCATATTAATAGACATTACTTTTTCTCCTTGTTGTTTTGTTAAAGTATACTGAGCTTTCCTCAGCATCTAATGTATTACTCTTGATCGAACTTGTCAAGAGTTTTTTGTTGTTGTATTGCGTTAGTGTGGGCAACGCAGAACCCAAAATCTGGTAAATTTGTTTCGTAAATCGCGTAAGAAATTTTACGATAGGCATTCCTGGGTTTTGTTTTTAGGATGTCTACCAAACGCTTATGCAACCCTGTTTCACTCTCCAACCGCTTTTCGTTTATACACATATAATAACATAATTCGCGCTCGGTGTCAAGGTCAAATAGCCACTTTTCTTCAAGTCTTTTCATATCTAAAAGGGACACTGCTCTTATCTTATTGATATCGCTTGGCTTTGACACATTTCCAATGTGTGGCTCGGTATGTGCAAAATAATTTAAGTAATGCACACAAGAATAGACCGTCTCATTAAGAATACTGTAGTACTCTTTTAGATTGATCTCACTGTGGACTCTCTCAATATTCTCGTTGGAAAAAATAGTTAGGTTTTTAAAAAGGCCTGATCGTGCATATTCCTGTAGCACTCCGAAAGTCGTGTTCTCCACTAATCTTGGCACGCCTGTGAGCAGTTCGATATCCGGCTTGATGTAGAAAACATCCAGTTGTTTCTCTCTGATCTGCTCTAATACCCCAAGTGTATAAATTGAACTCAGTGAGGAGCCCACTACAAAAACCTGCACGTGGTCTTTTAGATTCTTTAAAAACTTTTTAACTCGGGGGGCGTTCTTTTCGTATTCTTCGGGGGTATCGTACGTATTTAACTTAAACTGCGTCTTTGAGTTCTTCTCGACCTTGCTGTTCATGGTATATACCTCGTATTGCGGCAGATCTGCAAACTTACTTGCGATTGCAGACGCAGCATTGCCAATTCCGATCACAGAAATCATAGGTTTAGGTCTCCCAAATCAAAATAGTTTTGGCCGGCCTTAAGATTGACCATGAATGAGTCCAATTTGTTATTTGAAAAGACTTCTTTAATTGCCGGCAAAAGAGGGCGGTCCTCATCAGCCAAGTCAATTACCAATTCATCATGTACAATATGTGAAATGTGGCTTTTCGTGTTTTCTAGCATTTTGTTAATCTCAATTGCCCGGTCGATAACCAGATCCGAAGTTGTGCTTTGGATAAGGTAATTGAATGCTTTTCTTTGTTCCACTTTAATGCGCCTTCCGAAGATGGTCTTAATATAGCCATCTTTGTAATGTTTGTCAAGAATCAAATTGCGATCATATAGATCGCTCTTGATAATCGTAGAATCAGGATTGTACAACCACCCAAAAAACAAAGTCTTTGCTTCGTCGCGCGTAGGATTGCGTATATCATTTGATTTGTTGAACACGTTTTCAATGTTCCATTGGTGAATGTCTTCCTGCGGTTGCGGTTCGCCGAGAAGAGACAGCACCGTCCTTACCTCTGCTCCGTTATAGTCCAATGAAATAAACCAATCGTTTTTAGGCTTTACAACCTTTCTGAAATCCTTTTTCATCGTTAAGATGGGGAAAGACCCGGGAGAGGTTGTTAAGCGGCCTGTGACGGTACCAAAGAGGTTGTAATCAATATAGTTAGCGCCGGAGATAATCTTCTTGATGCCGAGCCTGGAGTTAGTGGCAGTGAACATGCTCTTACAGTCTGAGGCATCGATGTTTAGTGGTCGATATCTGATGTCATGGATGAGTTTCGAAGCCTCGCACAGAAAATCGTAGTTATTTGGCTTTGTGGTGTTTTCAAATACATGTTGAGTTATCTTATTCTTTATCTCGCAGAACTGTAGCAGGGCGTCCTTGGGAATGAGATCGAAGATGCAGTGGTCGTTGAAATCAATCTTTGCTATTGTAAAAGATTTATAAAAAGCGTTCATTTTACGCACAGTTGCCTCGTACTCTTCAAGTAAATCCGAGGGTGCAGCTTCCTTGAGAGACGACCCGCCAGAATAAAGCCATGCGTATTGTACATCGGAATCTCTTACCGAGCCAGTGTACTTCCAAGTTCTGAGTAGATCGGCCGGCATATGTTCAAAGTGAAGTTCTCCATCTTTATAAACACCAACACACTCTGTTTTATCATCAAGTGTTTGAAAGTACATTTTCCGCCTCTTCTTTACTTATCTTATCACGGTAAAGAAGATCTGTCAAGGAGCCACTGTAATCATATGTTTTTCCAATGATGGACTCAAACAGGCCGACCGCTTCTGCGTGGCCCTTTAAGGTCGCGAGTTTTAATGAGTCCCTGATAAGATGCTGCTTTTCATTTTCTGTCAGCGGCGCGCTCTTTTCTTCCATCAGTCGGATTTTCATGTAGTTCTCAAGGCAAAATCTCTCTGTATAGAGCGTGTTGAACTGACTGAGGCTATACTGCTTGGGTCGTACAATATTGTTTCTAAGTGTGCCGTCACCGCAAAGCTCAACATGTATATAATCT